AGTTTAGGTGGTCTAACAGGTGCAGGTTTTCTATTCATTATACCTGTAGTGGTAAAAGCTGTTTGATCCGTTATTGGTTGTCCTCTATAATCTACTGCCATTATTCTCCTCCACCTGGATCAAATGGATCACTGTAAGAAGTATCATCACCTGGTGTACTTTCTCCTCCAGAATAACTATCTCCAGTGTCTCTATCATATGCTCTTTCTATATCTCTAGCATCTCTATCAGCTTGTCTTTGCTGTCCACTTGTTACATCACCAATATTAGTTGTTCTTTCTTTTATTTCTTCACTAGCTGTAGTTTTATATTGTTGTTCAGCTTTTTGTTGTCTTTCTTTTCTTTCTAAATCTGTAGTTTTTTTTATTCTTTTAATTAAAGCAGAATCTACTGGCCCTATATAAGTTCCAGCTTTTGCCATCGCAATTTCTGCAGCAGTCATACCATATTTATTTGCTAAAGTTTTTTCCATGGTAGCTGTTCTTCTAGCAGCAGCATCTGCTAAACCATAACTAGGATTAAATGGATTACCATATACTAAATTATAATTTGACATACCAGGTATACTTTCAACTAATGCAGCTTGTTCTGGATCTGCATAAAATTGTTTAATAGCTTTTATTTCTTCACTCTCTTCTGGTAATATTTTACTTAATACTTTTGCAAAAGTTTCAACTTGACCTAACGGTGTTAAAAAATTTAATACAGTTTTAGCAAATTTTTGAGTATTAGTAAGTTCTTTAGCTTTAGCTTCTACAGCTTCTGGTGTATATGCTTCTAAATTTTGTTTTTGCACAAATGATAAATTTTGATCATTATCTGCATTATTTTCCATTTCATTAATATATCTATATATATCACTTCTTTGATTATCTGTATCTGTTTCAGTATCAGTATCTACTTGATCTACTTGATTAGATGTAAATCTAGGTTTATATTCACTAACAACTAATGGTTGATTAATTACAGTTCTAGTTCCAGTAACAGTATTTTCTACTAATACTGGATCTCCATTTGCATTATATGATAAACTAAATTGTATAGCCACTAATCACCCTCTTTACTGCGTTGGTTCGCTGTTGGAAGATTGATCAATTGGCGAAGCAAAACCAGCTTCCCCTGGCATCGGAATATTGCCGACTCCGATGTTGCCACCTCCATTTCCTGTTGGATCTGTGATTGAAGCCCCAGGAGGTACTTTTCCGTTTGTGCCCATAGGACTTTGTTCTCCAGTAGGGGCTGTATTGTTTTGAGTTCCATTTGCCATTCCCATTATTTGTGCATAGATAGCTGCTTTCTCTGGATCATTAATTAATTGATCTGGATCTATATCTAATGCTATTGCTATTTCTTTTAAACATGTATGCCATCTAACAAAAGGTGCTAGTGCAGGATTAGCTGCTGTTTGCATAAATGTCATTAGTCTTTGTGATCTTACTTCTTTTTGCATCAATGAAGATGTACCTCTTGCTTTTATTTCAAGATCACCTTTAATGATTGGAATATCTGCATTGAATTGCATATTCCAATGAAATAAACTTTCACCTAGGGGCTTTAATAGATAATCATCTATATTCTTAATTACTGTTTTAATACTTAAAGCTGCCGCACCCATTAACATTGACATACCTGCAGCAGTTCTAGTTGTAGATTGTATTCCTGTTGCACCATGTGAGTATGATGGTATACCAGTAGCTTCATCAGCTAACTGTCTAAATCTATCAAACATCATCATGTTTTCTTGTGTACTGTTAGGAAACTTGATTGCATTAATAGATGTTCCTGGTTGACCACTTTGTCTTCTAAATATTTTACCAGGAAATATTTTCATATCTTGTCCAGGTACTAGTTGTGTTTCATCTACATCAAATACCATGTTACCAGATAGTGCTAAATTATCAATAGCCATTCTTGCATGACCATTCATAATTTGTTGTGAGTCTTCCATATTTTCTGGAACACCAACACCAAAGAATTGATATGGATTTAATTCGTATGGGCAAACCATAAAAGGTAGTCTAGTTGGTTCAAATGGATTCTCTACCATTCTTAAAACTTTACCACCACATACCCATGCGTTTACATTAATTACATCTTTGTCACTATCAATACCACAATCTTCTGCCATCTCTTTTGAAACAACACCCCAGTATTCTAATACTTCAAATCTATTTTTATAAATAGTTTCTACAGTTTCTCTATTATATAACGAAGATTCATAACCTCTAACCTGGTAATTAGGGCCTTCTTCTAAACACATATCAATTGCTGTTTCATCAAAGTATGGCATTTTTCTTAAATCAGAAAACTGCTGTTTATTTAATGAATGTCTTTGAATAACATAATCACAATCATGTATGCTTGTAGCATTTGGATCTGGATAAAAATCCCAACATGATACTGCTTCTACTTTTGGTACTGTCTTAATTTTTTTAGCATGTACATTTATTACATTACCTTGTTCATCTTCAGCTGTATCAAAAGAATGATATGTATGATCAAAACTAAATGGGCCTTTTAATATACCAGTTCCTAATAAACATTGTTCAAAGAATACATGTCTTAAAACTGTTATAGCACTAGACTCTTCTAGTTGATCATGTAATAATTTTTCTAAATTTTTAGCTGCTATTTCTGCTGGTTTTATTTGTGGTTCACCTGCATTTGCTGGCCCTTCATCAAAACCTACATTCTCAAATTCTTGTGCTAAGTTTTTCATTAGCATATCAGCTGTAGCACCAGGTGGTACTTCTCTACCATCACCTTTAAATCCATATGGATCTTGAGGTTGTTGAGGTGCTTGAGGTTGTTTAGGTTTTAAGTGTGCATACTCTGGTATATCTTCTGGTACTTGTGTGGGATGAATACCTAACGGAAATTTACCACTAGAAAATAATACTTCAATAATTTGACCAAACGCAGCAAGAACTTTAGTTTTTGTAACTTTTACAAATACTCTTGATTTTTCATTTGATCTAAAAACCATTTCTGGGCCATATAGACCTCTATAGTTTCTGTATGCTTGTAACCATCTTTTTTCATCATATAGTCTAGAGTTTTCTGATTGATAAAACTTTTCTCTTATATGACCAATAATTGGTTTTGATTCACTAACTTCCTCTGCTGGTTTATGATCTTCTTCGTGCATTTAAATTAGTAATCTCTTTCTTCAGCCATTCTAAATATTGCTGGGTCTACTTTTGATTTTGACTTACCTTTTTTATCATTACCATCACCACTCATTGCCCCTTGCATAACTTTTGAGTTAGGGTCAATAGCCATTGGTTCTTTAGGTGCTTTTGATGTATCAGGTGCAAGTTCTCCGTGCATATATCTTTTCATCATAGTTGTTATCCTCCGATTAGTATAGTTTATTATTTTTATTTAAATTTAATAAATCAGTTTGTCCGTAATTTTTATTTTTACTAGAGTTAATATTATTAACTTTAAATTGTTGTATTGTATACTTTTGTTGAGATGCTTTTTCTAAATCTTGATTTCTTTTATTAGTAGCACCTGCAAAAACTTCAGGTATAAAATTACTTTTTTTACCTAGTCCGTTTTCCATTAATAGTCCTTTTCGTCAGCCATTCTAAATACTGCATCATCTACATGCTTAGAACCTGGTTCTGATGTCATAGTAACATCATACTCAAACTCTTGATATTTTTTAGGTGCATGTTTAGAAAAATCAATATTAGTATGTTCCCTGTTTGGGTTTTTCCCATCAGGTGCATCACTAAATTGACCTTGCTTAACTTTAGACTTTGGGTCAAATGTATTCATTGTTGTCTCCTATATTTTTATCTTTTTAATTTTTAGTATATTTTTAGTTGGTATAGTCGTATGACCACCACCTTGTTTTACTTCATTGCTTGATTCAAAATTAAAATCAGACATTAAAATTGTAACTTTATCATCTTGTTTCATTAACCATCCAACAGTACAACAAATAGCTGTAGTTGATTTTTTTATATCAGGTATATCAAGCCAAATTGAATCGGCAACAATATCTTCCCACCAAGCAATTATTAAATCATATGGGAAAATTTTTTTATTTATTTCTGGTAGTTTTCTTTTTGACATTTTTTAATTTACCAGAATTTTCCATAGCATAAAATATGGCTTCACCTTTTTTCTTGCCATATCTTTTTGTCATAGATGTTTTAATTTTTTTACCTTTTTTATTTAGCGGCATTAATATCCAAACTTATTATCTGAAACTTCAAATGTATTTTGAAGAGAAGAACCAAATCTATCTGCAAATTTAGGATGCGTTGGCCTACTCATACATCCATATCTTAATGCATCATAAGCATGGTCTTCAGCTGTTGTATCTACATCTTCGGGATTTTTATCGTCAATTGGTAGTGTTCCCATTGTTCTAATTAAATTTCTACAATTAGTAAACACTCTTATACCTGGTTCGTTATCATTTACTTTTAATCTTTTATGTATTTCTAACTTACCATTAATTCTACTTTTAGGTGATCTATCTGATGGTCTCCATCTGCATCCATTCTGTATCATTGTTTCTGCAATGCTTGGGCCCACATCACCTCTTCTTGCCCATGTACTAGCGTCTAAGACCCCGTAATGGATATATTCTCCGTTCTCCATGTTTACAACTTGTCTTGCAAAATGATCCGCTGTAACTTTCTTAGTATATAGTTCTCTATAAAGCCATAGATTATTATTATAATCAACAGCAAACCATAACACACAAGCAGGAGAAGAATAACCCCAGTCAGCAGCACGAAACTTATACCAACCTCTAGGTATTTCAAAAGGTTCCACAACATGGATTCTTTTATCAAATTCTGGGAAAGCTGAGTTTTCATATGCATCCCAATCTCCATCTAGGAATTGTTTACGTTGTGCTTCTGGTAATGATGCAAGCATAATATAATAATCATCTGTCTGCATCAAGTATGGATTATCCTGCAACTTAGCTGGAATAAATCTTCTTGTTATATATTTTTTTCCATTAGGCGTATCAATGCCTATATCGAAAGCTGTATTTGGTTCTGCAGGGTCTACGAACATTTCTCGTACCCATTGTGAGCCAACATTACCAGGATTACCTGTAGCTCTCAAGTATACAGGTATATCTTTATCAACCGATCTTAAAGAAGATCTTAGAAAATTATATATGTCTGGCGA